CCCTCCAGGACGTTGATAAACTCGAACGTCTTTAACCTGGCAGCCAGGAGCTCTCGGATAACGTCCGAGAAGGTCTGATGTCCTACCTTGAGAGCGTCTAGCTCATGGTATACCTGGTCATTTACCTTTAACATCTTGCTCATGGGGTACCCCCTTCGTTAAGTCTTAACTAAACACACCCAGTAAGTCGAGGAACTATGCTTTGTCCTCATACTTACCGTCTGACCGAATAACGGAGTGAACCAGCTGGGGATTAGAGCTAAGATCGTAGAGAGTTTGACATCATGGGTATTCCACTTAAAGAGGACTATCCCCCCAGCTACTAATACTCGGCTAAACTCGGTAAACCCATCATGTACAAGTTTCCTGATCTCCCATGCTCGGAAAAGCCCATATTGACTAGCCATAGTAGAATTAGGTCCCAGCTTAAGGTGCGGGGGATCGAAAACTACCATATCAAAACACCGGTCCTTAAACGGTAACCTGGTAGCGTCGCAGACTATATCGGGTTTTATTTCCGGGCGTATATCAATATAGACAGTATCGGGATTGGCCTTGTCAAACCATATCCCCCTTTTCCCACAGGTAGCATCTAGTATTCTCATAGTTTACTCAACCTCCTGGATATCTACTTAGGAGTTTACCACAGTTTACCGCTCTTGTCAATAGTAAACTGGTAAACTGGTAAACTATAGGCGTGAATTGTCGGCACCAATAGCGCACTATAATTATTATGGAAAGTGTTTTGAGCGTGGCTAGAGGGGGTATGGTAGCGGAGGTAGGATTCGAACCCACGACCTCGAGCTCATGACACTCGCGAGCACTCCACTGCTCTACTCCGCGTCTCCGCTAAATACCAAGGTACTAGATGTCTCGTCAACTGTTTTAGGGGACTAGATTTTGACCTGGTGAAGTCCTAGCCTCGTTAGTTAAGGTGGACAATAATCGGGTAGATGAACTCACGTCTGCGGATCAGTAAAAGAGAGAGAGGAACCTTCTCGGTTCTGGAAATTAGATAGTCTAACCGATGGCTATACCTGGTAGGCTTAACTCTCCTCTTCATCTTCGTCCTCGTCTTCATCTTCGGGTTGATAGTTCATTTAACCTCCGTGGCGCCACTCAGCCAGTTTACTCTCGTACTCACTCTTAACCCTCTCGAGCTCTGATATTGCCCGGTTCCTGGCTACCTGGAGCTCGTCTAATCTGGCGGTTGTTTCCTCGGGTAAAACCTCGCCCTCAATCAGGCCGGCCTTCTCCTCCTCTATGGAGCGCTCGAGAGCCTCCACTTCCCCGGTAAGCCTTACAACCTCCTCGGCTGCCTTCTTTAACTCCTCGGGCATAGGCTTTACCTCCCGGCCGGCGGCTATCTTGTACTTGGTAGTTAAGTCCTTGAACTCCTCGAATGTCTCGGGGCTGCCTTCTAGCGCTCCTACGTTGACGGCCAGGATATAGTCGGCCTCGTCCTCATCATATCCCAGATCCATGAGTAACTCAAGCCCTTGCTCCCAGGTTATCAGTTCCTTTTTGACGCCTTTGTATATCTCAGTCTTGTTTAGATCCTTGTCAGCAGTAGTACGAGCTGGCTGCTCCGGTTTAACCTTCATCTGGATCATTTCCTCGACTCTCTCGGCTGGCATACCAAGAGCGGTGAGCTCGGTTCTTACATCGTCAATAGTTATCCAGCCCTTAGTCCACCTGGCCATGAGGTCAGTGAAGGCCACGTATACCTTTGTCCACAGTACATAGTTATCAAGGTTGACACCGCGGTACCCCATGCCAGAATACAGCCGGCGGAGCTCCGTCTCGTCTATCGTCCTCATATCCCACCACCGCCTGACGTCAACCCTGGTCGGCCAGGTATAGGCGGTATCAATTAGGAGTTGTCTCCAGAATGGGGGTATCTCGACTACCCTGAACCAGTCCCAGACTTGCTCCTCGGTTAGTAAGCCTCGGTGGAGCATCTCGACGACCTGCATCCAGGAGGCGTGCTCCCAGTGAGCTCTCCAGTAATTGAGGATCTGCTCGTCAGTCATGCCGGCTTTGTAGAAGGGCTCTTTATCGATGGCCTCGAACTCACTATCAAGGCCGTACCTGGCTATCATCTCAGGCTCGAATACCTCTCGAGCTTGCCAGCGTATCAGGTCAGCCGGAGCCGGGTAAAACAGGGTAAAGAACTTGAGGGCCTCTATCCTATCATCATGCCAGCCCTGATCTTTTAGATCATCGAATAAGCCGGCATACTTCTTGGGATCTCTCCTCCAGGCGGTGATAACACTCATCGGATCCAGCCGGTGTGAGCGGACAAGTTTATCCACCATGTAGGAGCCAGTTCTCGCCGCCGGTGCGGCCGCACCCATGCCGAACCCGATCATTATACCTACCAGGTAAGGTAGAATAGCGGCAAAGTGGATAAACCCCGGTTCCTCGAGCGTCTTATCTATGAGCGCTACAAAATCGTCAGGCAGGCCCGGGATCTCTCTTAGCCTGAGTAATGACGGCTTAATCTCGGCTCTTAGCTCCGGCTCCATAGCGTCCATGAGTCGCTCTACGCCGATCTCTACCCAGGACGCCATCCATCCACGTAGCCGGTCCCTCCACTCTACTACCCAGTCCTCTATGGTGTCATGTATTCGACTCGATATGCTCATTTACTCACCTAATCACCTATATTTATATATTTTTATATTTATGTATTTATGTATTGATGTATTGATATCCCTACCAAAACCTCTCTATTATTCGGTCCATGGCTTTATACAGCCACTCCTCGGGATCGGTAAAGAACTCCACTACCTTGTCTCTCCACTCCTGCCAGCCGGACCAGAAGGGCTCCCGGATGGTGAAAGCGCTATCGATCAACCCCTGGACGTCCTTAACCCGGGCGGTCCACCAGGTAGTTAGCCAGCCAAAGCTGACCAGGGTAGGGAAGGTTACCGACCAGAAGGTATCCCAGGTCGCCACTAGGCTATCTAACTTACCAGTCCACTCCGGCCAGGTAACATTCCAGAAGTTATCCCAGGACGCCTTGAGATCATCTAAGCCCTGGGTAGCGGTGGCTATCAAGTTCTTGACTTCGGTTAGAGCACCGGACCACCAAATTGTAATAATACTGGTAACATTATCCCAGGCGTACCGTACCCATTCCCAGGCATTTACGGCAGCGTCAAAATAGAGCTTGAAGTAGGAGTAGATATTGTCCCAGGTTAGGACTTGACCAACTTGGGCTAGTTTGGTGAGAAGCCAGCTAAAGAAGTCGGAGAAATTCCAGGCTAGATCACTAAAGTACACAGCCAGGAAGTAAAAGAAGTTGGAGATGAGATTTAGAGGCCAAACCCAACTGTAGGTCTCCTGGTACATATCATAAAGGGTAGACGCGGCATCGTTGAGCCTCGAAACGATCCAGTTCATAAAGTACATTTTAGCCTCACAGTTTCAGGATCTTATCGGCTTCGATTGCCTTCTTTGCCAGGATTGGAGCCGCCTTCTCCTCAGTAAAGTCCTTCTCGTCAATATCTACGGTCAGAACTATCCCGCCTTTGGTTTTGATAGTGTGTCGGTAATACTTCTCAACTCCAGTGACTTCACCCGGCCGTAGCAGCTCGTCAATCTTCAGTACATCGTATTCCTTGGCCATATCTTATTCCTCCTTTGGCTTCTTTTGATTACGCCCTAGTTTTATCCAGGGTGTTAAGTCCATGCCATAGTAGGCAAGGATAATTACAATCTGTATCCAGGCTACGGTGTGGTTTATGCCCATAATGAGCATGGCGATAGCACCACAGATTATAATGCAGGCTATCACGTCTTTAGGCTGCCACTTCATATCTCACCTTCCTTTCGTTAGTTTATAGACTATCAAGATAGCTACCAGGTACAAAGCCCAGATACAGACTATCTCAAAGATGAGCTCAGGTTTAAGCCCATAGGCTACGATTAGCCTGGTTAGCTCTATAGGTGCGTAGATAACCAAGACAGCGATTAAGGCTGTTTTAAGAGTTCTTCTCATCATATTCTCTATACGTAGCCAAGGACTACAGAAGCCATATTAGTAAATGTTTTAAGGTAAATACCAGTGGAGAATGGTATAGGAGGGAGAAGGTTATCGGTATGCCCTTCTTTAGCAGTATGAAAGCACTCCAAAACAACCGCTGTAAGTCCAGTAGTATCATCGCTTAACTCCCATACCGAGTTACCAGCAGAGGGATTACACTGTACCCAGTATAGCTTGTGCGCGCCAGCAGCAACCTGACCAGTAGCAGTCATACGTTTAGTAACGACTACAGCCGGAGCTTTCACCCACTCTCCAAGAGCATCATCCCATAACCATAAAAAGATACCTGACATCTTGTATTCACTCTCCTTTATGGGAGCTCGTTCTGAGTAAAGATAACATCGTCAATATAGACAAGTGGTGCTACTATCGGAGCTAATGCCTCATGGTAAAGAGACGTCTGTAAGAATGGGGTCAAGACAAAAGCTGCCCAATTTAACCCTAAACCTGCCATGTTATATTCTACATCATCTAATAGAAGTCTAACATACTGTTTGGCTCCAAAGTCTACTACTAATTTTAGGTGGTGCCAGCAATCCCTATCTATTTTCAGGTCAACACCAGTAGCAAGTTGAACCCAAGCACCAGCAGCCGACCAGTAATAAATCGTATCAGTATCTAGCTCGACTCTGATGTAAACATAATATGTTATCGTTGGAGTAGTAATAAGTAAATCTAATCGGAGATCCTGGACGTGCTCATTTGCCATGAAAGCAAACTCCATCCCTATATCAGAGTCGACAGGTAAGGGGTCACGTCTGATAATACCGATATGAGTAGCAGCAGCGACTATGCCTTGCAATTTCATACTAAAGCCACAAGATAGAGCCTCAGCAGTTGATTGCGTAGCAGTCTCAGTAGAGTTTATATCACTTGCCCAGTTAGTCCTACCACAAGAGAAGTCCTCAAGCCAAATAATATCGCCACGCCTGTCATAGGTAACTATCGAGCCGAGCCTGGCTGCCAACTCTCCTGAGTCTGGTAGTCCATAAGTAGTCTTTTTTTGCTGATATAATCCATAATCAGGCTGTCCATGCGCCATTTATTTACTCCTGGTAAATATCCTCTTTATTGATAGCAGGCTCACCATATCTCTGAAGGCCCTGGCCAGAGCAAAGGGTAAAGCTGCATACTTAGGCAGCACGGCGAAGGCAATATCGAAGGTATGCGGGTAAGTATCATCATCGTTCCAGGCCAGGATTGTCAGGGTAAACGGCTTCTCGAACATCTCGTACCACTCCTCCCATTCTACCGGGAAGGTGTCGCCATGTAAATCATCATCGGCATTATCGGGGAATATCTGGTGTCTGCGGTGGAATACCCGGACGTGAAGTAGAGAAGCATGACCGGGCCGGGGTCTGAAGATAACCCGGGTGGTCACACCGTGGCTGAGGTCTATAGTCTGCTCGGCTGCATTAGCCTCAGGAGTATTAGCTGCTACCGTCATACTCCTGGAGTATAACATATCAGCTTATCCTCGGTATTCTTACCCAGTAGCCCTCGACTAAAGCGTGCAGGTCGTCATTAGCGGTGGCGCCGTTGAACTGGATTACCGGCCACATATCCTCAGTAAGCACCAGCTCCCCGGTAAACTCGACTGTCTCCAGTACCAGGGGAGCCGGGACTATCCTGGGCCAGATATTCCGGGACCGGTTCCAGTAGCCAAGCCGGATATAGGTCGGGGCATTGTTTACGTCGTAGGCCGACATATGGGTTATCACCAGGAGCCGGTTAGTTACTACCCGGCTGAAGTTAAAGGTGTTATCGCCGGCGTCAGCGGTAAGCTCTAACGGCTCCTCATGGCGAAGGTATCGCCTTAGAGACTCATCTACTCCTCGGGCGATTGTTAATAGCTCCTTAATTTGCTCCTGTGTCAACTCTGCCATATCATCACCTCTTCTCTTATTATTATACCAGGGCATTATGCCAGGCTAAATGCTCTGAGGCCGCTAGGGCTATCCCTCCAAAGACTCTCAGGAACTCTATCTTACCGTCAAAGGGCTGAGTTAATACATCATCCCATATTCCTATTTTAGCTGATCGGGCGCAGGTAGCAGGGTTAATGTGAACACCTGGTACCGCGGTCACGTCTACCCCATTCCTATAGACTCTGGCATTTGCTCCAGCACGACTGAAGCCTACTGTATACCAAGTTCCAATAACTATATCTGCTGCTGCAGACTGAGTGAACTGGTTAGCAAGAGCTTGAAATGTCATAAACCTCATCTGTCCAGCACTTCGTATAGTAAAAAGCCATCCATCGTCATCCCACACTCCTCTAACAAAGACACTTCTGTGTATGGTAAGGTCATCAACGTAAATTCTGGCAATTATAGAGAAGTCGTCAGCGATAAAGTTTAGCTGAGTATGAGCAGCAGGTATTAAAACGTAGCTAGGTGTAGCCGGATTGAAGTCAAGGCAAAAGCCATGCACACCGGCAGCCCAGGCAGCGCCGGTTATAGCGCCGTGGCTGCGGTATCGCGACTTATCGAATAAGTCAGTACCGGCTCCTACTCCAAAAGCCTCTGCCAGTTTAACATAGCTCGGCATGGGAGGAGCCGGTACTTTCCGTCCGGGAAGTAACAGCTCTACAGGCATTAACTAAATCCTCGGCTATTGCTTATTTACGGCCAGGATGGAGTCACGTACCTGGTAACTACCTCGTCAGCCAGCAGTTTCAGGTAGACATTGGTACCGGCTGCTCCTCCTTCCTCAACCCTCAGCCAGAGGTCACCGAGCTCCGCAGAGTTAATCCAGGTGTCCTCATCCCAGGGGTCAAATACGGGAATGGCTGCCAGGCTGAACGGGAAGGCTCCTCTAATTAGTGCATGGACACCATGAGACGTATTGTCTACTGCACCAGTTGAGACAGTCATAAAGCGTGGGATACCAAGGTTTGCCCAGATGTTGGAGAAGGCAAACATAGCATCCTCGGCATTACCGATCAAGCCGGCTACGTGACCTGTTTCAATCGGGAAGGGGTAAGCTTGACCGCCCATCATCGCCACCCACTCCTGCCTCTTAGCCAGATCGTACATCCTGACATTCTCCTGCTCAAGCTCCTCAACCTGGACTCGGATCGGGATAATATCGTCACTGTTAATGTTGAGCTCAATGTGGTCGATATTGATACCAAGCCCTTCACTGGCATACCAGCTCTGCAGGTAGAGGTTAGAGTACATCGGCCCCCTGGGGATAGTCATGTTCCGCTGCCTGTTGACTGCACTCTGGAAACGGAATACCTCGGAGGTCTTGATATATCCCTTGGGTACTACATTGGGATCCCTCAGCAGGTGACAGATGATACAGTAGCTAGGCTCTGTTGATAACTCCTTTCCATGTGTCCAGCCATGATGAGACGTCATGGAGAAGTTATGCTCGAAGCGGAGCTCCGGGTCGTTTACCTGGCCCAGGTCAAGCATATACTCCAGGTCGTGGTAATGCCGGCCGAGGTTGATATAGAATGTTTCCTCATGCAGACCGCTAGGCAGATGCGCCGCATCATGCCCACGCTGGAGAGTCTTCTGGTAGTGCATAAGGGCTAGGAGCTGCTCCCCGGTGAGCGACTTTACCACCTGAGATCCGTTGACCATAACCTCAATCTTGGTTATCATGTCATGTATCCAGGTATCAGGATTATTCCCATAGGCAGCATTAACGCCGGTTACCCTGATCTCAATCCCTGACAGCAGGCCCTTATTAGGGAGGTCTACAATCTCCAGGCCGGCCATAGAAGCAAAGGCTCTATTCTCTCTTAGGTATCTCTGTTGAAAGTAGTGCATCTAATTAACCTCCTCCGGCGCCGAGTAGGGCCAGTCTCTTAGCGTTAAGCGCCTTGCCGATTTGCTCTACCCTCCGGTAGTTAGCGGGATCACCGCGAGGCTTACGAGGATCCAGAGTTAGGGCAGCTATGGTGGAGAAGTAAGGCTCGGCTCCAGTCTTGTAGTCGTCAGTTGCCGCGGCGACTCCAGGACCAAAGCGGTCCCTTCCTACGTCCCTGATCTTCCGGGCAAACTTGGCTGCTCCAGCCCGGACGACTCCCCGGCGAAACCTCTCCTTCATGTTAGGAGCGGTGATAGCCTGGTGGAAGGTATCAGAGGATGCCGCCGTTGCTCTCTGCCACTCCTCGGCCGCTGCCTCAGCATTTACAGCGAACTCCTCGGCGGCTCTAGCTGCGTTCTCGCTCCACTTGGAAGTGGATGCCTCGATGGGTTTTACTTTAATGGCCATATATGACCTCCTCTATTTATTGAGGTGGGACCAAAAAGGGAAGGCTAGGGACCTAACACTACCCTCTTAGTCCCTAGCCTCTACTTATCAGCGTAATATGGTATAATGGGAATGTCAACCCACAACAGGTTGCTACAGGGGAAAGGGTATCATGGCTAGAAAAGAGAGGGAGCGCCGCTATATCTCCGAGTACATGATCCATGAGTGGCCACAAGGCGGCTGGCAGATGAACGTAGAGCTCGGGCCGATACCACAGGAGTACGTCGACCGGCTCGGTTTAGGCAAGGCAGCAGCTCTATTCAGGCCGACTCGTCCCAGGGTAGACGCCGTTAAGTGGACAAAAGAGCGCTACTACCTGATAGAAGCCAAGATCAGAGACATAAAGGCCGGCATTGGAGATCTATCCTACTACAAGGGTATGATCCCCAGGACGCCGGACCTTCCTTTTTACGACGGTCAACCTGTAATCTATAGACTGGTGGTACCCTGGATGATAGAATGGATCCAGGTGGCAGCCGACGCCGCCGGGGTTGAGGTTGTGGTGTTCAAGCAACCCTGGATCGATGAGTACGTTAAGGAGCGACAGCACTACTTCACGGCTGAGTACCGGGCTGAGAGAGCCGAGAAGATGAGACTCAGAGAGATACTGGGGGTAGAGTAAGGAGGTAGTCATGACGACCAAAGCAAAGACTAAGACGTGCCGTTTCTGTGGCAAAGAGCTCACGGAGAAGGACCCTATCAGTAGAAAACAATGCACCGAGTGTAGCATCAAGCGTATGCGACGGTGGCATGAGCTCCAAGCCGAGGCAAAACGTAAGTTCGACGAGGAGTGGTCCTAAACTATGGGTTGTGGCGTTTACTGGCAGCAGGTACACGAGGTTGATAGGGCGCTCTCAACTATGGAGCGTTACGGTATCGATCCGACCTCCGAGGCATATCGGAGCCTTACCCGGACCAGGGGTAAGCTGATGGCCGAGATAGGACGCAAGTTCCCTCGATCCTACGACTGGCTGACTTTTCTGGCTGGGGAGTCCCCGGGGACCATACGACTAGGGCATGACGTCGAGACTGGCTGGTTCAGTGAGGCAAGAGTAAGGCCAGGAGCTCCACCGATATACCATCGACTTAACGATGAGGAGGCTATGGCGATACTGAAAGCGGAGATCAGCCCTGAGCTACATGATAGGCTGTTTACCATAGATCCCTATTTAGGAGAGTGAAAAGTGAGACAGATCGTATCAGTTGAGTCTACGTCCCTCAGGATCCTACGGACCGCAACCAACCTCCTGATGAACTATGTCGCCCTGGTCCCCGGGGTCCCAACCCGGATGCACTTCACCGATGATTATGAGATAACAAGAACCATAGCCGATAAGGAGACTGGGAAGCCCAAGCCAATACGTAGCCTGGTATTCTGGGTTGACGAGCTGAATGGGGAAGATGTAGCCAGGACCTTCTCCATTCTATCCCAGAAACTGGCCGCTCACCTGACACCCTTCCTCCCTGATAAACGGTATGGGGGCTACGATTTCATCATAACTCAGATCGGGGATGGCTTCCTAAAAGACTGGAATGTCCAGGTAATTAAACGTCCCGAGGAAGCCTAAATTTAACATAGTGTTAAAATCCCCAAAATTCCCGAGCGTGTAAAAGTGAGTATTTTAACTTATAGTTAAATTTTTTGAGTATCGCAACTCCCCGGGGTTTTCCCACCCTCCAGACAAAACAGTTCGTAAGCCAATCTGTTTAGGGGGTAGGTGTCTCTTCGATTTCCCCCTCCGGAGTCGGTATCCGAGCCTTTGCCAGGCTCCAGACTTCCCCGAAGCAATCAGGACACAGCATAACCGCCCTTAGATACCGAGGCTCTATCTCGTCTTTACACCCCTCACAGTGATATACCGGTGTCGGTCGGGTTGCTCCCGGTACTACCGCCGGCGGCGCCTCTTTGATCAGCTCCAGCTCTTTTAGTATAGCGTCAACCCGCTCTTTCACTTCGGGGACGGTAAAATGGTACACCTGATGTTTAGCGACAATCTCCTCCTGCACCAGTGCAGAGGGTAGACGGCTTAACTCAAAAGCGATGCCAACACCAATCCAACCCTCGTCGAGAGCCTCCTGAACCACCGGGCTTGCCGTGGAGATTTTGATTAGCTTCTCGATATAGTCCCTGGGGTAGCCGGTCTTTTCTTTGATTTGATCCGGGTCAAGGTGACTCTCCTCGTAGAGAACTCTTATTACTCTAACCATGTCTCCTATCTGAGGTTTACCCCTGGCATGATCTAAGAATAAGTTTCTACAAAGAAGGTCCGTCATGTCCCCATCGAGAACAGCGACATCTATGGGCTGATCCCCCAGGGCTATTGCATCCTCAACACGGTGCAGGCCATCGACAAGAACTATATCCTCATCAATCTTCTGCACGATCACCGGGGCTATTATCCCCGCTTCCTTTATCGAGCTCCTGAGTAGCTCCCTCGTCTCCTGGTCGAACCTCGCTGTCACTCTTATCTCTGGCACTTTTATCAGGCTTGGCTTTACTCTTTTTAACTTCACTTCCTACCTCGCTTACTTTGATATTGAGCTCGTAGGGGATCTCGATAGTCAGGATAGGCTCTACGCCCAGGCGAACAGCCTTATCAATCTCCCTTTTCGCTGCTCCTAAGTCCCCACAGTCGACCTTTGTGTAACCCTCGTCGTACTCGTTCTTGATCCATACCTGGTAATCCATTGTTTTACCTCCTTTTTTATTCCTTAGTCTCCCCTGGCAATAACTTAATATCACGATGCCACATTCCCTGACGGTTTAGACTCCACGCTTTCATAGCTTCGATTGAGAGCTTGTCTGCCGCCTCAAGCTCCTCCATATCGTAAGGCTGATTATCTCGTAGATGCTGTTCCTTAATTTCGATGGCTTCGTCCAGTGTCATATTAACCTCCTATACCATATATTGTGGTGCAGTACTCGGTTAACCCCACTATATCTAGTGGTTGACAGAGTGGTAAAAATAGAAGTAGAGTAATCACTGGCGCCGGTACCACTCGGGCCGGTGACTACTCTACTTAGGAGGTTTGCCATGCAAACATCAACCCTGTCCAGCCCATACCATAAGAACACCTGTTCTGTCAAGCCCCTATTAAACACTCAGCTCTCCTTATTCCCAGACTCGATGATACACCATAAGCCTCCTCTATTACCTCATAAGATAATAGTCTCTTATAAGAGAATAGAGAAGGAAAGACCTTATGGTGTATCAAAGACTTACCGAGTCCTTTCCCCTGGCCTTTTTAGTAAGAAGTATAACGATATTCGCGATTGCCTTCAATATACGCTTGGCCTTACGGTAGCTCAGAGGGACGTAATCCTTCGGCTGCTTCGATACTGGGCCTATTACGGTAATGTATACCCTAAAGAAGCCCAGGTCACTCTTGAGCCAGGGTGTAAAAAAGCTACGTTTTGGAGGACGATCCGGCTCCTCAAGGAGCGCGGCCTTCTCCAAGTCGTCAACCGTTTTGTTATGCGTCCTCATGCTCAAATCTCTAACCTCTATCGGCTTGACAAGTTAGTTGTACTCCTGGCCAGGTATCTCGCCGAGCATGGCGTCGCTTTCCGTGAGAAGTGGCTGATACCAGCTCTGACCATGCCTGCTCGTCAGTTTTGGAGTCAAGTATTCCTAACCCCGGAAGCTCGAGCTGGCCCAGGAGTATTAGCTTTTTAGGATCTCTTGTCCTCCACAACCTTGGCGCCACGATGTCTCACTCCTCGGGGCTTAAATCTGGTCGGTCCGTATGCTGTCGGAGCCTTATCGGTATCCCTATCAACCTCGGTCATTGTCGGAGGCGCAAGGTGTGGGGTGATGTTCCAGGTGGCTCCGCAATCCCGACATTTGACATAGTTAGTCAGCTTCTCCATGTTCTTACTACCACAATGCCAGCATTGTCTCTCGTATTTATGAGTCATTTATTCCTCCTCTTCCGGCTCATGCTCACCGATAGGAAAAGCCCTCCGTAGCGCCTGCCACTCGGCGCGCTTCTGGGCTAGTTGCCAGGGGAACTTGGCTACCACCGGGGACCTGAGTTTAGTCTTATCTCTCATACTAACCGCCCTCATCTCCTCCTGGGTGACTATCCCCAGGCCTACAAACTCGGATCCGGACGGCTCTTTGATCACCTTGGCTAGCCAGGCATGATCACCATCCCCGATCTGATATGTCTTACGTTCATCATCGGTCAGCGGACTACTGGAGAGCTTGTAGGGTAGATTAGTCCGATTGGCGTGCCATAGGTAGCCGTCAAGGGTTATGTAGGGCTTACCGTACATCATCACTACGTGGCTCCGGTAAGGATCCAACTCGTATTTATGAGCGTAGTCTACGAGAGCTCTGATTACATCAGGGACTAGGAGCTCTCCGGTACCGAGATCTACCTGGGGGACCAGGGTTAGTGTATCCTTTAGCGGCTTGGACACCCTATCGAATACCTTATGGCCCTCGTCCTGGATCCTGACGATAGCCGCTGGGTAGTGGCCGGTGATACAATGTAAGACGTTAGCCTGGAGCTCATCGTCCCAGAGCACCTCCAGCCCTAGGTGGTGCTCTGCGCAGACGTTATCCTTGGCTAGCACTAGCAGCTTGTCCTTTTCTCCTTTTATCATCGTTTACCTCCCACTAAAGTATTTTCCGTGTACGAAGCCACAGAAGTACACAATAAGAACTAGTGTTACTAATAAACCGGCTACCATCAGCCTCCCTCCTCGTTCGGACTATGGAACTTATGTAAACCCCGGGGGGAGCGGATTTTAACCGCTCTCGGCCAGACTACCGGCCGTTTCAACGCCTACCCTACGGAGTCCATCCCGATTACTCTCGGCTTCGCCTACTTTCTCTTTCAAATGTTGCCCCCCGGTTGACATAAGAATACTAGTGCGCCCTTACCTCCTGAATTGCTCCTCGTGAGGCATTTTACCTGTAATCAGTCCTAAGAAGTTAGATGCCTCCATTATGTTTCGGTTAATAGAGAGACAAATACACTCCTTCATGATAGGATTCCACCAGGCACACTCCTCTTTGAGACATTCCTGTATATATATCGAGCCACCTTGGTCAATCAGGCGGTATTCCAATGTCATTAGTGGACACTTCATAGCTTCTCCTCCTTTAGCCTGTGTAGAGCCTCATGTATGGCGTGAGCTCGACAGTAATTACGATAACGGGAGCTGGTGATGTACCTGAAAATGTGTCGTAGGCGTTTCATAGCTCTACCTCCTTTGACTCTGTATTGCCTTTGATAGCTCTCGCTGCTGCCATTCCCGGTACTTTAGCTGTCCCTCCAGGACGTTGATAAACTCGAACGTCTTTAACCTGGCAGCCAGGAGCTCTCGGATAACGTCCGAGAAGGTCTGATGTCCTACCTTGAGAGCGTCTAGCTCATGGTATACCTGGTCATTTACCTTTAACATCTTGCTC